GTCTGAATATAGAAAGAAGCTACCGGACGGATTCAAGATAACAACGGATGAGGAAATATTAAAAGACCAATACAAGCTAGATGATAACCAGCTATTTTGGCGTAGGATGAAAGTAGCAGAATTAACCACTGATGGCGTAGACGGTAACAAAGCCTTTAAACAAGAGTACCCAATGAATGCGGCAGAAGCTTTCCAGGTATCGGGAGGCGATGGTTTAATTACATCTAGCCATTGCATGAAAGCATTGAAGCGTCTGCCCTCTGCCAACCGCCTTATTTCCTGCTGTACCAATTTTATAACCTGAGTCTAATACTCCAAAATGCAACTCTTTAGCGTTGGCCGTGGATGCTGTTGGTTTAACAAATGAGGGTAGATTCTCATAGTATCTTTCTGTCATTTCAAACAGTGCGTTTGTTGATTCGCCATCATGGGTCAATATGAAAGCTCGAACGCCTTTGTTATGAGTTGTTTTGTGAATGAATCGACCGCCAACATAAGTACTAGCGCCTTGCTGTCTGCCTTTCAATAGAATAGCTCTAACCTTGCCGGTATCTTTTATTTGCTGCTCTAGTCGTGAATGTATATATATCTGAGCATCGTTTAACTTGAGAGGCTGAAGCCCTTTATCTTTGGTTCTGATTTGTAGGCAGTTTCTAGCGTAGAAATCGAAATCATTCTTTAATCTAAGCCGTTTATCAGTCAAGAGTGTCTAGCCATTGCTCATGTGATAACTCTATCGTTTCGGTTCTCTGCTCAATCTTATCTGAGTAGCCATGTTTGGTTAACATTAACTTTGCTATGGTTGGATTCATATCACCTAAAAGGCCGCCGGATAGTAGCATTGTCTCTTGTTTGGCTAGTATTCTATCAAGCATATCCGAGAACTCTGGTTTTTCACCGTCACTAGTCCACCCGTATATCGTTGATTTACCCACTTCTAGATAACACGCTAACCCTACTACGCTTGGCACTAAATCACCCTCATCTGTATGATTTTCTATGTAATACAAAGCTTTATCAATTGTTTCTTGCCCTTTGTATTTGGTAGGCTGCCCGCCCTTGTTGCCTATACTCATTTCGTCAGTCTCCTTAGAGTTATTGACTATTAATTAGTGCCAGACTTTCACCGGCTCTCTCTTACTGCGAGTCATACCTTGTCGGGGTTATTTCTTGCTAGGTTTCTTTGGCTTATTCTTCTTGTGAGTGTTAACCCTTCCGTTTCTTTTTGGTTTTGTGTGAGCCATCAGTTTTCCCCTTGTTAAATATCTTATCCCAATTAGAATCGAACTTATCATTAGTAACCTGTTTAGGTCTTTGGCTGCTGCCCTTACTCATGTAGCAGTGTACAAAGTTGCTTGAACATCTAGCGTTAGTGCGTCACCGTCTAGTATTGTTACTGAGCTTCCACGGTCATAAAAACTTATTAGCGGGTCTGCTGGTGATGTTGGTGTATCGTTGTATAGCACTACATATCTAAATGGACCAATTGAACCACCTGATGCCGTAATTACTACGTCTGCCGTTGGTACTAGTGAATACGTGCCGCTTGACTGTGTTGAGCTTGTTACCGCTACTGTTGAGCCGCCTGCTGTGTATCCGTTACCTGCTGATATTTCTGTGATGTTAGCAAATATAGTATTAGTCACTAATGGCGCTGAGTTGGTTAATGCGAACTTGAGCGTATCAGAACTCATGTCGTGAACGCCGTTATTTACATCTGCTATCGTTTGCTGAAATTTGGTATAAGTTGCCATGGTTATCCTTTATCTGTCCAGGTTGTGGTGATTGGAGTCTTATCACCCCATGATGTTGAAACTGAAATCTTGTCAGTCCAAATGCTATCACCTGTTACAGTGATGTTAATGTCTGTACCTGTCATTATATATGAACCGGCTTCTAGTGTCATATTGAGAGCTAGGCCGATTGATACGTCAGTACCTGTTGTTGAATATGCGCCTGAGTCTAATGTTATCAGCGTACTCTTTAATATGTTTAAATCTGTGCCGGTTACTTCATAACTGTCTGACTCAATATCTATATTGAATGCTATCGGTGTATTTAAAGCTGTACCGATTGTTGCGTAGCTTCCTGATTCTGTTGTTAGATTGAAGTTTACTAGCGGATTTACATCTGTACCCGTAACTGAATAGCTTCCTGCGTCTATGACTATTGTTTCGCCACCACCTGCAACTAATAACTGCTCACTCATCACCCCGCCGAAAGGGTGCATTGCATCACGATTAGCGTTAAATGTTACTACACCGCCAAAGGGTGATTGTGATGTGCGGAAAGTAGCCATTAGCTAACAATTATCCGAGGATCGAGAAAAAGTGTATCTGGAGTTGCTGACCGTTTAGCTAAATGTAGTCTAGCATATGCCCAACCAGTATAGCCTGTTGTTACCGTTGCTGAGAATTGTTGATGGTTATTTGCACCCGTCCCCCAAGTAGAACCCGTATCATCAGTGATTGCCGTTGTGCTGTCTAATAATCGAGCATCACCAGCATCAAAAGTCTGGTCATATTGCGCTGTGTCACCTTCGTCTGGTGTGTAAAATTCAACCCATGCTTCATCTAGTAGGTAATCTGTACTAGCTGAATCGTTAGCAATGTAAACCGTGAGCGTATTGCTTCCACCGTCAACCCATACGCTCATCCACGGACTTTTAAGTGTTGCCCCTGAGCTTTCTAGTGTTGCGTTTGCTGCTGGTGTCATTGCATAGCTGAATGCTCCGGTTGCGTCATCATCTGCGCCGCCTGTTCTTACTGCTGTTGTTTCTAGGTCAATTGTTCCGTATGCGTCTTCATATTGATAATCTTGTATGCTGTCTGTAGCTGCTACGCTTGATGCGTTTGAACATCCGACCAATTCAGCAAAACCCGCCAATGTATCATGAGCTGTCGCATAAATTGAGAAAGACGCGGGCATTTTGCAATTATTCAGCTTGACTCTTGCGTTATCACCATTGCCGCCAACTATTGAACTTGTTAAACCGCCTAAATCGCAACCCTTTATATTTACAAATCCGTCAGCACTAGATCTCACTACGGGCGCGGCTGCTGTGAATAAAAATGAACCTCCATCAATACTTATTTCTGATGACGCAGCAGGTGTCAATGCTGCCGCCGTGGTTGTAGGCTCTAGAACTGAGTTTATTAGCCTTAGTTTTCCATCTGCGCCGCCTGCAATTCTATCAGCCCACGCCATGTGGCCATTTGTTATTGTGATAAAATTAAGTTGTGGCGTATTTATAAAATCAGCCGAAATGAATTTAATATTACAATAGTCAGACGATCCAACAAAGGTTAAATCACTTGCTGCGCCAGAATTAGAAACCACCGGCAGCGTAACAGCTAAATCAGCAACTACCACACTTGTTCCTGTGTTCGTCGTGCCGTCCACCACCCCAATTAATTTGCATGGGTTCCCAATAGTTCCTGGACTTGTAAATGTTCGAGAACTTGCCGCCGTATCAGTTGCCGCACCCTGAATAAATCCAGTATCACCCGCACTCATTACAGCGAGTAAACCCTCAAGAGTTAGTTTAGCAAGCGCCCATGTTGTGCCGTCATTTGCATCTGAGCCGCCGTCCGTATCTTGATAAAAAAACGACATTTATAATTCCTCACGCAAATCAGTATTGAACACTGTTTGATTATCTATTACGTAGTTTTGCATAGTTCTAATTCTGATTCTCTGAGCCTGCGAGAAATGGCTTTCAATTTGTGCATCGCTGAACTTCTGAATGTATAGAGCCGCTTTTAACATGCTGTATGATTTGCCTAGCATTAGCGCCCTGATTGCTTGTTTAGCCTTCTGAGCTGTTGATAGATGTTTAACTGGATTGTTTATTATTAATATGTAGCTGACAATATCCCGAATAATGAAGTTGTACAGTAAAGCTATGCCACATACCCAACCGATAAATGGCCGCCATCCACTAGTAAATCTAGACTTGTGTTGAGCTTCAACCTTGTTCAATTCTATCTGTGCAATGCTTGGCTCTTGAGCTAAACGTGCGAACAATAGTTTCTTATCTAGCTTTTCGTCATCACTAGTGAACAACTTGTCTAATACATTTCCAACCGCTTCAATTGGCTGCGCTGCTGAACTTGCAAATATCTTTCCTAAGAAACTCATCTACTCTCCTAAGCTATAGTGATTACCATCGTCCCAGCGACCACCCCAGGTTCCGCCGATTGATTCCCAGTATTCCCCAAGCGGCTTATGAGCTTCTGTTGATGTTTGGTAAATGTCATCTGTAAACAGGTTGAAATCGACCGCTAGACGCTTGTAATGAAATGAATCTTTCTTGTGGCCATCAGTTGCGAAGGCATCGCCAAATGTTAAATCATAACCTAACTCAGTCGCTTTCTCGATTAATGCGCCAACCATTCTTGTGAACTGTGCTTGTTGGCTTGTCATTTAACCACCTTGATTGATTTAACTGTTAGCTCTTTGTTTTGATTGATTGAGGGCGTAGACTTTGCT